TTTTTAAGGACTATCATTCCTGAGTAGTTAGGATATCAGATAGACTGGAAGCACCGTTACCTTCACTCTTATTGTCTTTTGTACCAAAAACGTTTTGTCCTTTGCCGTTGAATACATCCCACCACTGGACTTGTAGGTCCACTGTGAACTCTTCAATGGAATCTGTTTGATCGTATGAAAGTTCAATCGCACTTATGTTTGTTGGGAATACTCCGTGGAACTTATACTTTCTAAGAACTGGTAATGGAGCATCAGCAGGCTTAAGTTTGAAACCTTCTACCTCTTGAGCTCTACCTATTTGATTGACAAACATATCTTGTTGATACTCAGCTGGTGTTACTTCACCAGTTGCGTTATCATGTTTGTTGATTGCGTTCATCCATCTCTCGAAAGCATCTCTGATTTTGAAATCAGTATCGTTGATGATTGTGATTGTCCAAACATCAAATGTTCTGTCTCCAGCAATCTTCAAATTTCTTCCTCTAAAGGGAACGTCAATTACGTTGATGTTAGATGCAGGGAGGTTTGCAGCTTTTACTAGAAATTTAGCTAACTCTTTTGCACCGCCTGAACTGTTCTCCCCAAGAGCGCCTGGGAAGTTAAGTTCAACCTCAAACAAATTAGGTCTAGCACCACCACCGACGAGCTTCGATTTAAAGTCGTCGAGGGTTCTAGTTTCTAGTTTAGGTGTATTGGGATTTGCCATGATCTTTTGAGACCTCTTCTTGTGTATTTAGTAAATGGTTAGTGAGTTAGGCGGAACCAACTACTTCATCGAAACTGATGCCAGTTCTAGTTGCAACAAAGGTTAGACCAATGAAGTTGATAGAACGTGCAGGCTTCACGAAGATGTCTGCCTTAAATGTATTTGAGTCAATAACATCGGGAGTGTTATTACTTTCATCGCAAATTACAACAAAGTCAGTAATACCTCTCTTTGCCTTAACATCACGAAGATATGGTTCAACGATGTTCAAGAAGTTAGTTCTTGTTAAATCGTCATTGAACTCAAACAACTGTGATCTTGCAGCTCTTTCGATAACACCTTCGATTGTTAAGAACAAACGACGAACGTTGATTCTATCAAAAGCAGATGATTCTTTCTGTGCAGTCTTATCACCGAACAGAACAATACCAGAGCCAGGAGAGAATACCACAGGGTTAATTCTCTTAGGATAAAGAGCGTCTCTTTGTGATTGAGATGGGTTGTATGCAAGTTTAATTGCATTGTTGATTGTTCCTCTAGTTGCACCAGCGGGTGAGAACCAAGGGAATGAGTTGATGGAAGTTCTTGCCATCAATCCAGCAATGTCACCATTCAGAGGAATATATCTGAATGTATTATTGAATCTGTCAAATGTATACTTGTAACCAGAGTCAAATACACCATAAGATGTTGAAGTTAAACTATCGTAGAACTGTATGATGCTTGCAGTTTGTTGATCGGTATTAGTTTTACCAACAACGCCGTCTCTATAAGGTGAGATACATGCAACGCAATCTTTTCTAGTAGATGCGATAGATAACAGTTTGTTTGCTTTAGCTTGTGCCTCGTAAATGGATGTACCACTTGAAGGACCTTGAATAATGAAGTTAACTGAGTATTCAGCAGGGTTATCAAGGATTTGATAGGAACTAACAACTTCACCTAATGTGCAACTGTATCTATCAAGTCCACCATAATCCATTCCATCTTTTAGGGAGAATGTGGTAGGACCTGCACCGTTAAAGGTAACTCCTTGACTTGGTTGTCCCCAAACACCAGTTGAATCTACTGTGTATCCACCTAATGATGTATGCTTCAGACCAATACCTGGCTGAGCAACACCAGCAAAGACTTGTTGGGAGAACTGTGCAAGGTAATCTTTATAGTAGATATTTGTAGAAGGAGAAATTTGAGCATCAGTAGCCTTGGATAATCCAGTCCATTTCTCTATAATGTTACCAGCAGTACCAGTTACTTTACCTGTATCGTCAACAACGACAACATGAACTTCGTCATTCTTAGAACTTCTTTCCTTAGCGTACTCAGAAGTTGAAGGTCTAGGAGCAATCTGACTCCAACGAACAGTTTGATTTGTAAGTCCAAGAGTTTGTTGATTGTACCAGTCAACAATAGTGTTACCCTCTCTGAGGTAGATACCACTGTCGATACCAGACATTACTTGGAATGATGTGTTAGCAAATGCAACAGTCGCCGCAGTGTCCATGATGATAACTGGAAGACCACCAGTGGTTGCATAGGAAACAATAGTGCCAGAGTAACTTCCGTTAAGAGATCTGATTGTGTCGCCAGGTGCAGTCTTAAGTGTGTTTAGATCTGATCCAAATGAAATTTCTGTAGAACCAACACCAACTGCAGCGTTGAACTGAGTTCTTTCGATTTGAACAGATTGTCCAGAAGCATTGAAAATCTTTAATTTATTTGGATGGTTTACTTGATAAGCTGCCTGTTCAAACTCTTGATAGATTGACTGAGAATAACCTTGGAAAGCATTAATTTCAGATCCTTCCTCGTAATCTACGGCAGACCAAGTATCTGTAGTAACGTTATGTTTGGAAACAACCTTAACATCAACGAAACCATTACCGATTCCAGTAAGGATACCCTTTAAGTAACCTGTTTGAACACCAACTGTTCCATCTGTCTGTGCAACTTGAGATGAGAAAGCAGCGGTAATACCGAATCCAACTGATAATCCTTCTGTACCGATTGCAACTCTTTGGTCAGCCTGTGCATCAATAGTGCAGATCTTAAGATCGTTTGCCCAAGAGCCAGGTGATCTTGCAGCGTAGTGCCAAGTTGTAGGTGCTGTATGATTGTTGTAATAGTCTTCCTGTGAATTGACTTGTAAGTCAGTCACCGCAGCACCAACAGGAACGTTAGCGTTAGAAAGTTTTACGTTACTGCTTCTTAGTACTCTAAGAACTCCACCATATGAAAGGTAGGCAGATGCAGTCATCCAGTACTCATATTGAGCATCGGCAGTATAGGGTTTACCAAACGTTGCAAGTAAGTCAGCTTCGGTCTCGATCAATACTGGTGTATTAACAGGTCCTTTTGCGAAAGGTCCCGCGATAGCACCTACCTGATCAGCAATGCCGTCAATTCTTCCTACGGTTAAGTCAACCTCTCTTACCTTAACGCCTGGAGATACTAGATTAAGCGCCATGTTTGTGTTCCTCTTGGATCTCAGTTGTTTATCTGTTATTATTTAGAAAAATGACCTTTTCTGTGGGGAAATCGTACATGAACCCTCTACCAGTCAGGATAAACGTCTGGTTTTTCTCTCTTTCTTTTCTTCTTTACCCTATCAATAGTACAAGATTTACACTCATATGAGTATGATGATGGCAATACTCCTCTACTTTTTCTAGTCAAGTAAAATCCTTCTGTCAGAGGATATGTTTTATCACAAACCCTGCACTTTCTTTCATGTAAAAATAAAATAGGATCATCTAAGTCCATCAGAGGTAATCCCACATGTATGATCTATCGCCATATTCATCCACATTCCATCTAGTTCCTTCGTTATCTACAAATGATTGTTCTTCTTCTAATCCATCAGCTATAAATCCAAATGGTGCCATGTCTGCTTCTATCTGATCCCTTTGATCATCATAGACTCTCTTTCTTATATCATCGTCAGTCATCTCTTTGAAGTAATCTTGCATTACCAACCATGCAAATATTACCAGACACATGGCGAGATCATCATTACATCCTTCTTCTGCTTCAAATGAATTTGATTTTTCAATAAAGGTGGTAAGTTCTGCAATAATATTATAATCATTGATAAGTAACTTATCAGATTCAATGAGTGTCTTGAGGTTTAAAGCGCCAATTTTCTTCACAGTCTTAGACATCTTGACTCCTAGTTGCACCTTACTACCAGAAAATCCTTGCCCTAATACTTGTCCAGCTCTACCTCTTACAGCAGTCATCAAAACATTTTCGTATTCCAAATCATAAAAAAGTATAGATGCAATCTGATCTCCTATGTCATTTACTTCACATAGAATAAAAGCATTATTATATGCCTTAGCAAATTCTTGAATGACTGTAGGAAATAACATTGGTTTTATAGTGTTATTTCTATACTTTGCAACCACCTTGTAAGGAAATGTAGTGGTGTCAAACACAATAAAAGCGGAGTAATCTTTCTCTACACCTCTTGCAACGTCTACCGTAATTGAATAATTATGTTTGTCTATTGGGTTTTCGTATATTTCACCGCCTCTCTTTCCAGTATTGATTGGTTCATCATACACCATAGACTTCAACTTGGATGGTGAAATCAACGTATCAACAGATCCTAAGAACTCACACTCAAACTCAACACGGAACTGTGCTTCTGATGTGTTCTTGATCGTCTGTTCTTTCCACGCTTCATCTCTGCCTGGCACTTCTGACCAGTGAACGTCTGTGGTGACGTATTCGTTTCTACCTAGTTCTGCATCATGCCACAGTCGGTAAAAATGATTCATACCTCGTGGGGTAGAAACAATAATTACCTTAGTAGACTTACCAGAACTAATAGTAGGATATACACTACTAAAGAAATCATCTGCTAAATGGTTGGCAACGAACGCAAATTCGTCTAAGAATATGATGTTGAATGACATACCTCGAACAGCTGATGCAGAGGTTGATGCCGCAATGATCTTGGATTTGTTTTCCAATTCCATAGATCCTTTGTTCCATGCAATTATACCCTGTTGCATCCACTTAGGCAAGTTCTCGTATGCGATTTGCAATCTACCTAATAGATCTCTGGCAGTTTGAGCTTTGTTTGCAAGTATGCCTATGGTTACACTATCATTGAATATTGCATAGTGTAGGAGATAAGATACCACAGTCGTTGACTTACCTGACTGTCTAGGCATCTTACATATATTAAATCTGTTATTATGGAAATTATTAACTAACTTCTCTTGGAAGTCATACATCTTGAATGGCACTAGACCTTCATCCAAATTGATAATCCTTACATACTTTTGTGCAAAATATACAGGATCCTGAGCACATTTTAAAAACTCAGATACTTGTTTTTTTGTGAAGTTCTGAGCAACGTTAGCTTTTTTTAGATTAGGATTTCCAAGGTATTGTACATTATTATCAGGCATGATTTATGCGTCAATTACTAATAGGGGTTTCGTGGGATCTTTGTCACTGGCATCAAAGTATAAAACTTTACTGCCTGGATATACTTTGTTCAATTCAAACTGAACATTCTTTTTTAAAGGTCTTGCTCTTTGAGGAAAAAACATCTGAATAAACTTAGTCTGTCCTCTAAATTGAAAAGTAATAGTATAGGTTGCACCATACTTATTCAATCTCTGCCAGTTACCTTCTTCGTTGATTGATTTGAAACTTTTCATTTGGTGTCCTTTTTCATTTGTTTTAACATCTTTTGTAAGTCAGCGGTGCTTCCTACAAACAAAGAGTTATTGGTAACATTGGTAGTGTTCTTCTCTTTGACCTCATCAATCTCCTTCATTTTTTTCTGGAGATCAATTAATTTATCTGCTGTGTCTGCAACGTGTTTGATAAGTTGACCAGCAACCTCATACGCCCTTGCAGAATCAGACTGTTGTGCAACATCTAATGCACCATCTACTGCCTCTTGACCTTTCTCAACTAAAGAATACAACTGAGCTCTACTATATTCATAGTCCTTTTCTACATCTTCTTTACCAGATTTGATGTGTTTAGGACTAGTTCTTGTAGGTTTAGCAATAGGTTCTTTCTTAATTATTTCGGAAGAAACCTCTAGTGCCTCATCTATAGAGTCAAAGTTTTCATCTTCAATCATTTTTCAACGTCCCTGTTTTGGCTCTCCGAGTAGATAGTTCCATCTGATCTGAAATCTGTGACAGTTTCACCGAATCCAAAATCGTCACCAAACTCAAGTACTCTTTCGACTATTTGAGTGTCATCTTGAGCATTGATAACATTTACAGGAATATTTATGTCATGTGCTACAATTTCACTAGTAAACTCACCTCTCGTAACTGTTAGCCTATTTCCTGATACACCTCTAATCAACATCTTCTCATCATCAATTTGTATGTAATCACCCCTCTTGAATGGAGTTGCACTGTTGACATTAAATTCTGTTACTATGGTATCAATAACCTCATTTGTTCTAGCTGTGTCATCTGTATTGTAATCTTGGACTGCGATAGGAACAGCAGTATATCTTTGTTGCCTTGTTGCGATCTTGATGTTTTGTGTATCTGAATAGTAATCTGTCTGTACTTTCTTGATAAGTCCTTCACTACTATTGTTAACAGGTCCAAATAGATATGTCTTACAAACAAACGAGAGCGTATATACTAATGCTCTTCTGGTGAGAAAGTCATCCTCATAGTTATCTTCCATCTGGATTCCCTCCAGAGTGATAGGCATATCTCTTTTCT